ATATACGATATATTTCAGAAAAAAACCACACAATTTTATAAGGCTCAATTCTTTCTGCTATATTAGAACAATAGATAGCATCTGTTGAGAAACTTTCTTTAGGGAACTTGTCTATCTTATTGAAATTCATTGAAAAATCTGCAAATTTAGTAAAACAAAAAGATTCCCATTTTTCATCCGTTTTTAATATTAACATTTTCTATTCTCCTTTATTTTATGGCCTCATAAAAGAGGGAATTATTTTCATATCTGCCATAGTCTTTACCTCTAAAAACTTTATGACAAATATTATATTGACATTTTTTAATTTTTCTAAAACCAGATTTTTTTAAAAGATAAGTTAAAAATTTACCATCAAAGCCTACACGATGACCACTAAAAGGAGTATATATCCATGATTGGAGATAGCAAATAGGAATCTTTGGTAAATCTTTCCATTTAGTAGGATTTCCTTTTCTACTTATCCACTTGTAATCTCCTTCTATATACTTTTGTAATGCCTTTCCAAAGTCTGGAACTACTATTCTAAGAATCCCTCCTTTTTTTAAAATTCTATAAATTTCTTTAAAAAACCATTTAAGTCTGTACGGTTCTAAATGTTCTGCTGTATGAGAAGTAAAAATAGCATCAACAATATTATCTTCTATTTCCATTTTTTTTGCTTTATTCAGATCAATTGGATATTCCACTTTTGAAGATTTATCCATAATTTTCCATATGCCCAAGTCCCTTCGATTTTTCTGACCTCCAATATCAATTAGCAACAATTATTTTCTCCTTTTTTCAATAAAATTTTTTACATTTTAGATTTATTTTTTGCCTTTAATTTTTCAAACTCATCTAAAATAGAATTTATTAGATGTTTATATGTATTGTTTTCTACTGATTTAATAGCTTTTAATATAAAATTTATTCTAGCTTTACTATTATGATATTTAATGGCATGATTATATCCATTTAAAGCTATTTTTCTTCTTTTATCTTCCCCTTTCCCATGTAATAAATCTTTTGCCATATTAATAGATTTCTTTATAGATTTTTTATTTAAACCATCAAAGAAAAAACAATGTTTCCCATGTTCAAAATAATTTTGAGATGGTGTATTTGGGTGATCCATAAAAATTAGTGCTCCACTTGATAAGGCTTCCCAACTTCTATAATCTTCTCCTCCCCAATTCCCTATATTTTTTGGATCTGAGGGTCTAGCTGTAAAAATAATTTTGGAAGAATTCATTAAATGAATATATTTAACCCATCCTTTTCCTTCTGTTTTTGGGTCATACCAAGGAGCGTTTCTTCCATGTCTTTTACATATAAATATTTTTCTTAAACCCACTACAAAACCTTCCCAATCTTCTTCTTTTAAGGAATTTAGAACATTAATTCTTTTAGTATTATATAGTGTCTGTCCTCTTGTTAAAGTACATAAAATATCAATGTTTCTATGATGTTTTTCTAATTTTATATTTAAAGTAGCATCTAATATACCATAAGGAAAAGGGAAAATTGGGTAATCCCTATTTATAAATTTTTCTCTCCAAATGGTTTTAAAGTAAGCAAAACATTTTTTATATATATCTTCTCTAGGTTCTGCATATCTTGTTTGGTGGAAATAAATTACTTTATTCCATAAATTTTTTTTATTAATTAAATTTAATATACATAATAAGTTGTCTTCTTTTTTTATAACTTCTCTATCGTACATAAAAATGAAATCGCAGTTATCTAATATTTTTTCAAAATCTTCTTCTTTTTTTTGTATAGTTTTTCCCAAGACAACAAAATCATTTGCAAAGAAAGGAATAAATTCTTTATGGTTAAAAAGTCCTTCATTTAACATTATAGGAAGTTGTCCTTTGTTTTTTGGGAAAATATGGTATACTTTATACATTAAAAATTTCCTTTATTTTTTTCATTAAAATCTTTTAATAATAAATTTAAAAATTCAGATTGAGTATTATTTTTTACTGCTTGAATTGCTCTATATAAAAAATCAACTCTAGAAAGGCTACTATGATATTTTTTTGTATGGTTATATCCTTCTAAAGCTATTTTTTGTCTTAATTTATTGTTTTCTAACATTTCTTTTGCCTTTTCAATGGCTTTATTAATTGATTTTATACAAAAAGCATCAAATTTAAAACAATGTTTCCCATGTTCAAAATAATTTTCAGTTGGCATATCAGTAATATCCATAAAAACCAACGCACCACTACTCATTGCTTCCCAAGTTCTACTATCCCCATTTTTTCTTCCTTTTCCTGGATAAGCAGTAAAAATTATTTTTGCAGAATTCATCCAATTAAAATATAATTTCCATAAAGATATAACTCCTTTCTGTTTAATTTTCCATATAGCATTCCTTCCTCTCTTTTTAGACATTGTTAAATCACCAATTTGAACATTATATCCTTTCCATTTTTGCCTTTGTAATGTTTCTAATACATGTATTCTTCCTGGATTTCTAAAAGGAAGAGTACATAATAAATCTATTTTTCTCTTTGGTTTTTTAATTTTCATTTTATAATAAGCATTGAGTGCTCCAAATCCAAAAGGTAAAATAAATTTGTTCATATTCTGCATTTTTTTATGCCAAGTTCTTTTGCAATATAAAAAACACTTGTTTAAAATATCTTGGTCAATTCCATTATTATCTAATTGATCATAATAGATTACTTTGTACCATAAATCAAATTTATTTATGTGATTAATTACTTTAAAAAATTTATTTTTACCAGATTTAGGTATAATAAAATCCCTTAAAATAATAAAGTCACAATTTAACATTTCTTCTTTTGTATTTTTAATTCTCTTTTTTATTCGTTGTCCTATACTAATTACATCGTTATAAAAAAAGGGAATAAATCCATGATGTTCAATTAAACCTTCATTTATCATAGCAGGAATCTGATCTTGTTTATCGAATATATGAATTACTTTATATACTTCCATGCTAATAACCTTCCACGTTTTTTATCTCTAGTTCCTATTACAGCTACTTTATATCCTAAATTAGTGAAATCTTTTTCATACAAAAAACTAAGATGTTTTTGATATATATTTTCCCCCTTTTCTTTTTGATAATACTTCCCCCACGGACAACCAATTAAAATTAAATCAGAAGTTACTTTTTCTAATTCAATAAGATTTATTTTTAATTCGTCTCTTTCTATATGCTCAGGACCATGCCACCAAAAACAGAGATTAAATACTTTTCCTTTAAATATTTTTCCAACATTTATAGCAAATGTTCTTATTATTTTAATATCAATTTCATTTTTTTGTTTTTCTGCATTTTTTTCATTTGATTTCATATACCCACAAAAGGGTTCTATTATTACAACATAAGAAGCGTTTGAATATATTTCTGAAGAAAAAGAAAAGTTTCCTTCACTTCCTATATTTAATACTTTTTTATAAGAAAAAGGATTTTTGATATAATGATTTATAAATCCCAACATATCTATTTTTTTCCCTTTTATTCCCCATTTACATTTTTTGTTTTTTATATGAAATTTCATAATTCCTTTCTTCGTCCTATAAATACAATATCATCACTTATTATAAAAAACTGTACACATTCAAAATATCTTTCACATAGCTTTTTAAATCCTTCAGCGGTCCACGCCCAAGAGTGTGCTTTTTGTAAACATCCTTTTTTCATTCTTTCTTTACTTGGTACTTCCAATAATACTATTCCTTCTTCTTTAAGCATTCCATATATATTCATCAAAACATCTCTTGGAGAATATGTGTGTTCTATAACATGCCTACAAATAATAAAATCAAATGTTTCATTTATCATATTTAAATTAATATCTGCAAATTGAAAAGGAATTCTGTAATAAGCTGAATAAAATCTCTGTTGTTTCCAACTAACATCTATTCCTTTTACTTTCCATTTTTTATTATTATATTTTAAAGCATTCAAAATATAAAAATCTCTAGTTCCTATATCTAATACAGATTTTCCTTTTAAAAAAGGAAGACATAACCATAAATCGGATATAGTCCTCATTCTGTTTTTTCTTTTACTAAATGAAAAAGGACAAATAATTTTTTCTTCCATTTTAATAAGTCTGTTAAAATATTCATTATAATTTTCATAATACCTAATAAATCTTTGTTTTTTAGCAGCCATCACATGACAATGTTTCATATATTTCGCTCTTTTTCTAACTTCTTTTGAAATTAATCCTTCTTTTTTTTCACCTTTCATTTATATTTTCCTTTTTATAAGTTTTCTACTTTATATATTATCCTACTATATACATTTCTTTAGGAAATTCCCATATGCCCTTGCCATAAATTCAGTCGAAAGTTCTTCTGGAAAAAGAAAATCTTCATTTATTTTCTTCGTAGCTTCAATCATTCCATCAACATATTTCTTTTCCTCTTCTTCATTCCATATATTCCATTCATCTCTGTAATGGGCCACAGGCTTCCAACATACACAATCAATTTTCACAACTTCTCCACAAACACCTTCTCCTCCTTTTTTTACCAATTCTACTGCCCCTCCGCAGCCTATAGTAGTTACAATTTTCAAATGTGCTGCAATAGCTTCAACAACAGCACATGGGCAACAATCTCTTTTAGATGCATGAAGAAATATATCACATTTTCTATATACTTCAGCAATTTCTTTATAATTCATCTTATCTAAATAAATGATATCAATATCTGGAATTAATTTGGAACCTTTTCTATCTCTAATTGGCCCTATAATATATAATTTTGGTGATTTATTAGTGAAAGAATGACAAGACAAAACTTCTTTGTATTTTATAAAAGCTTTACACAGCTCTTGAAGTCTCTTATGTCTCCTCCATTTTGCAGTGGAAACAATATTTATATTATTGTGTTTTTCTTTTTCTCCACTCCACCAATCATCTGCTCCGTTATAAATAATAATTGAAGGAATATTTTTGGGAGGAAATAAATAATGTTTAGCCATCTTTTTTCCCCATTTACTTTGATAAATTATTCCTTTACATTGATTAATTGCTTCAATCATACTTTTGTTTTTTGTATGATAATCTCTATCTGTATCGTAGTAAACTCCATCTAATCTTACAATTTTGGGGAGATTAGTTGGAGTTTGAATAGTTCCAAAGCACAATTGAACATCACATTTTTTTGGATTATTAGAATACTTTATTCCCATTGAATTCCAATGGGGTTTCATTCTATTAGACATTCTATGTCGATCAGCTTTTGGATCAAGAAAGATTTTCATTTTTTAATATTCTTCTTAATTCTGCATTTACAATAATAATATCATTAATTTTTCTTCCTAATTCCACCACTTTTGTTTTTCCAACAATTTTTTTAAATCTGGAAGACATTGTTCCTTCCCATCTCCTATAAAGATATAAAAATTCATCAACAAAATAAAATTTACCTACTTCTTCTAGTTTTGCTATTAAATCTTTATCTATTTTTTTACCTAATAAAGGGGATACACCATCTGTCTTATTATAAAATTTCATATTTACTACTTTTAAATGACTTATACCAGATTTTTCTCTTCGTCTTAAATGGTCAATATATTTTGAATTTCCTAAATTATAAAACTCTTGTTTTATTTGTCTTCTTCTGTCAATGATTCCTTTTTCATTTATAGTAAGTCTTTTGGAATGATATAAGGCATAGTCTCTATTTTTTTTAATATATATAGACATAATTTTTAAAGCCTTTTTCATTAACATATCATCAGAATCCAAAATAACAGCATATTGCTTTGTAGCATGAGAAAAAGCTTTTCTTAAAGCATATCCATACCCTCTATTCTTATCATTATAATATATTTTAACCTTTCTATTTTTTTCAAATCTTTTTATAACAGATATAGTATGATCAGTAGAACCATCTTCTACTATTATTATTTCACTATTTTCATAACTTTGTCTTAATGCTGATTTTATTGATTGTTCTATAAATTTTTCAGAATTATAGGCTGTAATCAGAATGGAAAATCCTATTGATTCCATTTATAATAATCCTCTTCTTCTTTTTGCATTTCTTATGAGTCTATCTTTGATCATTTTACATATATCAGGGCGAGATCGATATTTATAAGATATTGTATTTTTATGTCGTCTGTGTTTATATAAAATTTCTGGGATAAAGATCACATCCCCTACTTCTTCTAATTTCAGAACTAAATCCTTGTCAACAGCTTTTCTAAGTTTTGGATTTACCCCCTTAGTCATATTATAAAATTTCCTTTTGAAAGTTTTAAGATGACTCATTCGAGGGCCATTAGGATCTGCCCAAGCCTCTAATATAGATTTTCCTTCTAAAGAATCAGACCTTCCTAAATGTTTTGCTTTTAATTTTTCATTGCAAATTACATATTTAGAATAAATTAAAGCAGCATTGGGATAATCCTTATGAGCTTTTACCATTATTTCAAGAGCATTTGGAAAAATCCAATCATCACCATCTACTAATGCTATAAGTTCTCCTTGTAAAATAGAAATTCCCAAATTCATGGCTCCTCCGTATCCCCCATTTTTTTCTTTAAAAGAGGCATGTATATTTAAATAATTTTCACAATATTTTTTAATAATTTCTCTACTATTGTCTTGAGAAAAATCATCAATAAGAATTAATTCCCAATAAGGATATGTTTGTTTAAGAACAGATTCTATTGCTTCCTCTATATATTTTTCGTTATTGAAGCAACACATTATAATATCAAATGTGGGATTCACATTAAAACTTTCCTTTTTTTTATTTAACATTTATTTCTCCAAATTTTTCCATGCTATTAAATATCTATTTTTTTTACCATAAACAATATGGTTGTACCCTAATTTTTCCCAATCTATTTCTCCTAATCCATACCAATGATACATAGGAGAAGAACAAAATCTCCCTTGAGGAATATATGGATTTGGGCCTCCCAATAAAATAAATTTTGTAATAACCTTTTCAAATTCAGTAAGATTAATTAATAGTTCACGTTTAGGAATATGTTCAGGACCATGCCACCAAATACCTAATTCAAACTTCTTACCTCCTAAAATTCTTCTTACATTTATTAAATATGATCTTATAACTTTTGCTAATGGATACATTCCTTTAAGGGTATAAGAAGATACTTTTCTGTCAACATTTTTTGAATTTGGCTCTATAATAGTTAAATCTTTATAAGGATACAAAATTTTAACAAATTCAAATCTATCATAGCTAACTCCAGCTCCTATATACAAAACTTTTTTATATTTAAATATATTATAAATTCCTATTTTAGAAAGCCCAATAGCATGATGTTTTGCATTTATCATCTTATACCAATGTCTATCTAAAGAAGGGTCTATTCTATTCTCTATCATTTTTTATTGGCTGTATCACGAACCCTAACGCTTTTTTCCTACTCATGTGTTTTTCACGTTTAAATTCTTGGACACGATCAGCCTTTTCTTTGGCTATTTTAGTTGCCATTATTTCCTTTGCATAAGTTATTCCTTTTGGGTCATCCCTATAATCCCAAATTCCACCTAAAGTTTCATTTCCTTTTTCATCTATAATAACTTCTATAGCTAATCCCATAGGATGTAAAAATTGCCTGTTTATTTCTTGTATAAATCCAAAAGCCCTAAATTCTTTGATATCCATTCTTTTTGGTTGTTCTTTTTTTTCTCTATTCATATTATTCCTCTCCTTCTTTTTGCATCATTTACTACTTCCATAATTTGTTTCATGATTTCAGGTTTATGTTTATAAAGTTTAGTAATTTGTTTTGCATGTGTTCTTTTTCTATATAAGATTTCAGGTATAAATTTTATTTTTCCTACCTCCTCCATTTTAAAAATAATATCCTTATCTACACTTTTTCTTAAATTTCTTTTTATTCCTCCTGTTTTTATATATGCTTTGCGTTTAAAAACTTTGAAATGTTGAATTAAATAAAATGAAAATCCTTTTGGGCATAAATCTAAAAAAGTTTTTCCACTAGGAATTATAAATTTATCTGGTGGATTAAAATGAGAAGTAGGACAATTTATATCATCTGAGCACAACTGCATCATAGAATAAGTCATTAAAATTCCTTTAGCTCTTTGAAATTCTAAAAGAGATCTAAAAACAGCATTAGATTCAAGATAATCATCAGAATCTAAAATACCAATAAAAGGATTATTAGTATTTTCTATTCCTGTAATTAATGCTTCCCCATATCCTTTATTTTTATTATGATATATTACATTTACCCTATCATCTTTTCTCAAATAAAAATCAATTATTCTTCTTGTTTCATCTGATGAAAAGTCATCTACAATTGTAAGTTTCCAATTAGAATAAGTTTGATTCAAAACAGAATCTATGGCATCTGGAAGAAATTCAGCATGATTATAATTGGCAATTATAATATCTACTTTTGGATTATCTTTTATTATCATTATATCTCCAATCTAAATCTGTCATGCAATTCCCCTATTTTTCCCTTGTTCCAACTAGATATTTTTGTAAAGTATCCAGTTATTCTCGTTATCCCATCCACGTCTGGAGATGAACAAATTGGGCATTTTTCATGCAATCCTCTCGATGTCTTTAAGCAACTATTACAAATAGTAAACTCTGGAGAAAAAGCAATTTGGTCATTCTGTGTCATTTTAAATGTTTTAATCACAAAATTAGCAAGTGATTCTTTTGATGGGGTTGATTCTCCTACCCATATGTGAGTAAGTGCCCCCGCTTCAACTAAAGGATGAAATAGTCCTTCTTGTTTAACTCGTTCTATAGGATTAATTGGAACGCTTCCATTAAGATAAGTCGAGTTCGTATAATATACTTCATCTTCTAGAATATTCCCTTTAACTATGTGACCAGCGTCTGGAGAAAAATGTTTAATATCCAGCTTTGCAAAACGATAACTTGTACTTTCAGCTGGTGTTTGCTCTAATACAAAATGCATGTTATATTCTGAAGATAACTTGTCAACCATAAGTTTCATATGAGATATAACTTTCAACCCAAATTTGAAAGCACTTTTTGATTCATGCATTTCCTGTCCAGTGTGGGCTTGCACAAGCTCATTTAGGCCAACCATCCCAACCAAATATGATAATTTATTCATACGCAAATAAGGTTCACCATCTTTATCCATAACAAGAAGAGCAAGAGGACCATTCTTACCTTGAGCTAATAATTTTTCAATGAAATGTTTTTTCTGGATATGGGCCTTTGCAACTAATTCCACCCGATCGGAAAGTAACGAAAATAAAGTTGTATCATCTCCTTGCGCTTCATATCCAAATCTCGGTAAATTAATAGAAACATTTTGCAAAGCCGAATACCTCATTTTCCAGGGAGTTTTTGCTTCAGCTATATCTTGAGTATTTAATTTGAAGGAGAGCCTGCAATTATGTGTTTCGATGCCATTGGCTAAAGTAAAATAAGGATTGTTATTATCTTCCATTTCAAAACAATACGCAGGAATTAACTTATTATAAGATATATAATCAATATTTTTAATTTGAAAATAATATTTATTGTTTTCAAATATAAATCCTTTTCTTCGTTTGTATTTAGAAACTCTTTCATAAGGACGTATACAATAATTAGGATTATTACTATATGAGCCTTCAAATTTCTTTCTATTATCTTCTGTTATATTAATTGGCATACCTAAAGTTGTATTTAAAGTTGCCATATCATCTATCAAATTGGAACTAGATGTATATATTCTTTTAGAAGAACCTCCATCTGTATCAAAATAACCATCGGTTAATCCTTTTTTAAAACTAATACTCATTTCGTATACTCTATTATTCAAAGTTTTAGTTAAAGCGTTTTCTCCACCTATAAATTCTAAAATGAGAGCTTTTAAAGTCATAGATGTAATTTTAACAAAAATAATATGTTTATCATTTTCGGGTCTTACAGTAATATGTGCCCCAAAAGATTTAGCAAATTCAGTAATAATATTAATCACTTTTTGTTTTCTTTTTGATAGACTAAATGTTATCCCGTTATTATTTCCTTTATGATCACAAGAACCATCTCCTAAATAGGCTCCTATAAAATACCCCATAAAATAAGTTCCTTTATCATTTAATCCTTTAAATTCTATATTATTAACAGGTATAAAATCATTTGTAGTTAAGAACTTTGCTTCTTTATCTCCTGCATATGTTGGACACAAATGATTATCTGTTACAAACATTTTAAAACCATTTGATAAAGTTACTTTCACAAATTTATCATGTTTTGTAATAACAGGTTTTGCTTTTCTAAAAACACCATTATGGAAAACTTTTATTTCTTTTATATATGTTCTACATATTTTTCCTATTGTATCGTGCCTAATTCCTCTACTAGTTTTAACAAGAACTTTTTGTGTATTATGAAAACAACATTCACTTATTTTTGCCGTTGCACCCCTATCAAACACAAAATACGTATTACCTTTAGTAGATGCAACATCGCAGGCATGATAAAGAAATTCCAAGTGATTTTCTGTAGTAAAAAACTTTTCAGTTATATGCAATAGAGGCTTCGGAAAGAAAAAAGGTCTACCGCATCCATCACCTTCTTTATATACTTCAAATAATTCCCATAAAAATTTTTGGGCATCCTTTTCATATGCACCATAGGTTTTACCTGTATATTCTCCTCCTGGACCTATTGCTGGAACATTCTCCAGGTGAGAGGGAACTTCCCAATACAGATTTATGTCGCTAAATATTGCCTGCCCCCCTCTTGCAACGGCCTGTTGAGAATATTCAAATATAAGCATCTGGGATAGTTGTCTGACTTCATTGCTACTCATGTGTGTTATATATGGAGCAAAATATAAATTGACTGCATCCCACCCTATAGCCCCCGCAAAATGTCCTTGTAAGGCAGCGGAAAATTTGACCATGTGAGCGAGAAGCACTTCGGGATGTTTTGCAGGCTTCGCCATAGATAATGCATTTGGCAAATTCAGTCCATACTTTTTGACGTATTCTAAAGATTGACCCGAACAATTATGAACCAATACTCCACTTGAAATAAAAGTACCTGATTCAGTTGTAATATCATAAACGTAAGGATCATCATTTTTAATCTCTTTTATTTTTTTAACCTGTGAATAATTTTTTTGTTCTCTATTTACTTTTGTTTCTTTAAATTCTTTATTGTTTATTTTCTCTGAAAATTTAAATAATTCTTTTTGTTTTGAAGTTAAATAGAATCTTAAACAAAACAAAGGTAATTTACCTTCAATTGTTTTATCTTTATAAATGCTTATTCCATAGTCCTTTATTGGTGTTAAATAATTTCTTATACCTATAGAGTCAAAATAAGTTTGCATTTGACTAAGTAATGCTTTTGAAGTAAGTCTTATTAATATCTCACTTACATATTTATCTGTTTTAATACATCCATCACCATCAATTATTCCAGAAATCATAGCATTAATTACTTTTTCATTATATTCAAAAAAATCAAAAGGTAATGTTATGTTTTGAGAATATCTTCTTATTCCTAATTGGTCTTTTAAATAATCTTTAAAATTTTTACTATAAATTCTTATTCTTTCTTTGTTCCCTCCAAATTTTATTTTGTTATTTCTAAGTATTTGTTTTATTTTATCTAATTCAATTTCTTTTGTTCTAATACTTACTTCATTTTTACCATAAAAACCTTCAGCAATAAAATAGCCAATAAAGTATGCCATGTCTTCTTTAATTTCTGATTTGTTTTTATTTTTACAATTTATTTTTGGAGTTAAAATAAAATTTCTATTATTTATTTTCTCTGTACTAACTATTTCTCTGTCTTTTACATTTATTTCTTCTATTTTTATTCTGAAGATTCTATTACAATTTTTACATAAATAACTTCTTTTTTGCTTTTTTATACTCCCATTTTTTACTACATTTTCACTCTTACATTTTGGACAAATAATTACTTTTGCATCTTCCTTTATTTTAATAAATGGATGGTCAGAAGTAGTTATTATTGTTTTCCCATTTTCTGAATTTATAGTTATTAATGGTTTTTCTGTTTTATGTCTTACAATTCTTTTTAATTCAACCCAACCATTTTCATCTGCTACAAAAAACCCTGGAGTATTTTTAATTTCAAACTCTTTTTCTTTTTTGATTTCTGAAGTTATCTTTTCAAATAATTGTTCAAAAGGAAGAACCCATATTTTGTCTTTAGGAGTTTTAACTATTAAAATTTCATTTCTAAAAAAACTATAAGGTCTATCGCAGAACCCTAAATCGTGAATATGAATATCACCCCTCATGTGGGCATCTGCAACATCTTGGGAAAAAACATTAAGAAGAGCATACTCTTTTTTTATATTTTCGGCCAATGTTAAATTTGTCGCCTCAGGATTATGTGGCACATTTGCGTTCTCCTTGTTGCGATTGAATATCAATTGATTCACATCATAAAGAGCCAATGTTAAATTTGTCGCCTCAGGATTATGTGGCACATTTGCGTTCTCCTTGTTGCGATTGAATATCAATTGATTCACATCATAAAGAGGCATACCAAGCCTTGTATGCATAATACGTGCTTTTTCAAGGCCATGCTCGATTAGCTTTGCATCAACCAGCTCCCTTATAAGAGGAGTAGTTATCACACTTATATTTGAATGTTTTATTAAATCCTCAACTTCTCGACTTATCGTATTTGCAGTGTCTATATTTACATATGTTTCACGGACAAGTGCATCTACAATTCGATTTCTATCCCAATGGGCAATTGTTTCTTGAGAAGTCCTAACAAACATAGTTAAATCAGTTGCATCATTTTTTTTCATAGACTCACCTTTTTTAATTTATTTAAAAAAATATTATTATAATATATATTTATGATCTTTTTTTAGCTACTATTTTTGAAAAAGGTTTTATAAATAAACTCAACTAAAATTAAATCTTTAGGTTCATCTATTTCAAATTGAGTAAACCAAGGACAGACATAAAGATAAACAGGGGTTTGTGCTCTATATTTTGATTGTAATATATTACCACCCTCAGCAATCCAAAATGCCCCGTTTTCTGTCCATTGATCCCGTTCCTGTCTTAACCTATGATCATTTAATGGAATATATCTATAATTAGGACCCCATGAATAATAATTACTTTTTATTACAGAGACGGCTGATTTAAATTCTCCCATTTTTAGGATACGCAAAGCTTCTTCTATCCATTTTCCTTTTTGAAAAACATTGGTACATTGCATAAAAATTATCCATTCATTATACAATTTTTTCTTAGTTATTACATTTATAAGAGCTTTATCAGAATTACCTTCTCCCTCTATTATTTCTTCTACAGCAATAGCTCCTTCTTTCTCTGCAAAAGTAGCAATTTTAATACAATCTGTTGTAACGTATATTTCAGAAATATCTTTACACTTTTTAGCAACATCTATGGAGTGTTTTAATAATGGTTTTCCATCTATTAATTGTAAATTTTTCAATTTTATTGCTCTGCTACCGCCTCTAGCGGGTATTATGGTCACAGCCATTTTTGCCTCCTCTCTTTTTTATTTTCTACATTATTTTTTTCATTTTTCTATTTAAAAACGCCCTTTCAGTCTTTTTACATAGATCAACATTTCTACAACTTCTCGAAAAGCCCCATCTCCTCCTTTGCGAAACGTTACAAAATCGGCCGCTAATTTCACTGAGCGTAGAGCATCCTGAACAGCAATTCCTACACCAGCTGCTTTCATACAAGGAATATCATTCACATCGTTTCCCATAAATAATACATTTTTCATTTTAATTTTTCTTAATTTTACTTCTTTTTCCAAAGCTTTTAATTTATCATAGACTGCTTGTTGACATTTGATTTTCATTTTTTTTGCAACAGATTGCACTACAAGATTGATTTCTCTGGATAAAATTACTATATCTATTTCATGTTTAATAGATTTATATTGATTTTTACTATATAAACCTTCATCATTTAATATGTCTACTCCCATACTATCCAGTTTACTTCTACACACACTTTCCATTCCATCTTCCCGATGAATAGCTTTATTATCAGTTAGGACCCCATCGAAGTCCAAAGCTATTAATTTAATCTCTTCTAATTTAAATTTTAAATTTTGATTGACTACTATTCTCATTTATTTTCTCCAAAAATTGTTTATATGTTATATTAGGAGCTAAAAGATCTTCTCCGAAATTATAATTTTCTAATTGAGGAGAGAAACATTCAACTCGATAAAAATCAATAGTTCTAAATATTCCTTTTATTTTTTCTAATGCGGTTGATAATCTTGAACCATTTACTTGATTATGATAATAAACCCTATTATCTCCTTTTTTTCTATAATTAACAGTATTAAAATATATATTATTTATTTTAGTTTCATCAGGACTTCCAAAATCGAATCCAAATAAGAATATATTTTTAGGATTATACAAAAAAGATACTATATAAATTGCATAAGCTCCAGTATTACGTTTTTCAATAACGTCTGTATATTTATAAGGAGGGTTTAATGAATGAATTCCTTTTATATTTTTAAGTTTCGGATCTGTTATTTCTTCCCATGTTTCAAAATCAAAATAATATGTATTTTTTTTTAATCTTTTCGATTTCAAAATTTCCAACATTAATGGTCTATCTGTTGCTATTATATTAATTTTTTCAGTATCTCTATAAATGGCATTACAGCCCCATATAGGTATTTTTAACTTTTTTAATTCTTTTAAATCGAATTTTAGTCGGCTTTCTCCATTTCCTAAAACTATAATGTTTTTCATACACATTTCTTTTTGTATACAATAAAATTTTGTAGCATATGTATTTCCTTCACACAAAATCCCACAGACTCAATAATTTCCTTCCACCATTCTGAGGATTTAATAGTAATATGTGCCCTATATTTATCCATTTTTAATGCCACAGAGATAAAACCATATCTGTTATGTTTTAATGTTCTGTACATTTCGGATAAACATATAAAAATGTCCTTTTCAGTTAAATGTTCTAAAACCTGACAAGAAACAACAAAATCAAATTTTCTATCTTTTATTGGAACTTGGCAAATGTTTGCCATCACAGGTAAAACTTCGGGTTTAGTTATATTTTTTATACTATATTTGGAAATGTCCATCCCTACATATGCCATTTTCCATTTTCTTCGTATCCTTCCAGCGGAATAACCGTTACCACACCCAAAATCGCCTACAATTCCTCCTTTTTGTACATATTTTCCATTTATTAAATGAAGAAATTTTCCTAAACAATTCTTACCAGGGGTATCTATAATATTGTTGTAAAAGTAAAAATAATCCATTTTATTTATTTAGATGCCAACAAAGTTTCCTTTTTATAGGAAGTTCAGATTCTAAGACTTTCTTTTTACCACTACCCATACATCTTTCAATAATACGAATATCTCTTACTAATGTAGAAAACCTTCCTAATTCTAAACTTGCTGCTTGGTCACTTCCATATAATGTACGGTCTAACGTCACATGTCTTTCCACACTAGTTGCTCCCAAAGCAACAGCAGCCGTAGATATTTGTATTCCTCTTTCATGTCCTGAATAGCCAACATCGCATTTAAAAGTATCTTTTAATGTTTTAATACAACTTAAATCTACTTCTTCATTACTACACGGATAAGTTGAAACGCAATACATAAGTTCAAAAGGACACTTATATTTTCTAAAAATATTTACTGCTTTTGCAATATCTTCCATATCATGCATTCCAGTACTGATAAATGTATATTTACCACGCATAGCTATTTCTTTTATAAGTGGTAAATTTGAAAGCATAGCTGAAGCAACTTTATGAAAAGGCACATTAAATTGTTCTATAAATTTCAATGAATATATATCCCAAACACTTGCAAACCAAGGAATTTTTCTTTGCTTACAATATTTATCAATTTTGGTATACTCTGTAAAACCAAATTCAAGAGCTTTCTTTTGTTCTCTATTTGTAATTCCCCAAGGGCTTTCTCGTGGTGAATTTAGATATTCTTGTGTGTATACAATATCTATATTCCTTTTTTGAAATTTTACTGCATCACAACCTGTAATTATTGCAATGTCTATTAATTTTTTAGCTATTTCTATATTGCCATTATGATTTATACCCACTTCTGCTATTATAAAAACTGGTTTTCTTTTTTTACAAATCATGACCCTTTCTCCTTTTATTTTTTCGGGTATACTAAATTTTTATTAAGATTCGCTACAAATTCTTGATATTTTATTTTATTTTCTTTTTTTATATGTTCTTCCAAATTTGGATATAATTTTTTTAAATAATAAACTTCATTGTGAATTTGTTCATTAATAGTCTTTAAAATTTCTTTTGCTATACATTCTACACAAGACATTTTTCTATTACATGTTCCATCACAAACATTTAAATTAGCAAGTTTTTTTAACAATTCTATATCTGTCATTTGTTATTCTCTTTGTTGTATTCTTCCTTAAACTTTTGATATTCTTTTATTTGCATTTCATATTTTTCAATAATATTTTCCAAAAGTACTTCGTTTTGCTGAATATCAAGACATTCAGATAGAGATAAACAATAAAGATCATCTTTTTTTTCTACTTCTATTTTATTTAAGGTTGGTCTTTCTATGAGAGATAATTCAGGAAGAGAAGGGCGAATGTATTGATATTTTATTGTAGGTGTGCAGCTAATTAAAAAGCTAATTCCAATTCCCAAAAGTAATAATATTAGGCTTTTTCTTATCATTTTCTTTTTCCTTTATTTTCTGTATTTTTCTTTCCTTTTCTTTCGATAATTCTTGTAATTTTTGTGCAATGCTTTTTTCTGTGTTTGCGGTTTTTACATCTCCTATAGATTTTTTTGTTTTTACTTTTTCATTTACAATTTCGGCTTCCTGTTTCTTTATTTTAACATTTTTTATTTTCAAAATCAATAGTAAAATTCCAATAATTCCAGTAACAATACCCCCAAAAACTATTTTTGCAGAGCTAAATAATCCTAAAATTGTTGCTCCCATATAATTACCTCTTTTTAAAAAATAATTTGATAATTATTAAAGTTGCGCAAATGCTGCCAGCAGTGACGATTCCAGTAATTCTTAAATTTTCACATCCAAAACATGCTATGCATATTGCTATGATGAGACAAATATGACAATTCACTATTTACCGTTCATATTGGGCATTTTTGTTTTAACTTCAATAATGGCTTTTTCAATTGTTATTATTGATGATTTAATATCTTTTACATCATTTTTAATCTCTTCTTGTCCTTTTTCTAAGTTGGCATGTCGCTCTATACACAATTTTTCATCTACCTTGGTTTCTAATTTTTTATCTTGATTATCTATTTTTTTATTCTGAGATCGAAAGTAATTCCCACCAAGGATAGTTAAAAAAAGTGAATAAAAGCCTATCCCTGCTTCGGTTAAACTGAATGCCATATTATTTCTCCTTTCAATATAACCATATTACATTTTGAGGTTTACTAAAATCATCATCCACATGAATAAAATTAGAAGCAATTCCTATCCTATTAAACCCCACATAGAAAAGGGCTTTTATTATAGTGAATCTATTAGAACTATTAGGAATTGCTATATCCACAGCAAGTCCTTTTGTATGTGCAGAATTTTCAACGCCACCAACAATTTTATTATACGCTTTACAACGACAGCCAGAGGATATTACGAAAGGAATTCCAGCCTTTATCCTCGCTTTTGTCAATTTCCTTAGAAAAACGGGAGAAAAATTATAAAATCCACATCCACAATGACAACTGAGTTCCTTTTTTGAAAAATATTTATTTGTTTCAATAGAATATATATTTAAATCGTCTAGGGATGGGATCTGTAGAAACACTTATGCCTCCCCTATTTTATTACTAAAAAACAAAGGTATTTCATTTATAGAAGTAACTTTACTTTGTGCTTCTTTTACACTTTCCTTAAAACTTTTATCAGATTTAATTACAAAAATTTTTTTTATAGTTTCCATACCTTCAGGGATAGTTGTGATTGTGTATAATTGTTTACGAAATATCATATACTCTAAAATTAACATTTGAGTTAATTTAGCTTTTTTAAGGCATTTTTTTAGCTCATGCTGCCATAAATATTCTATCCATTCATCATCCAATCTGTTATTGATAAGATAGTGTAAATAATCCTCATCAAATAAGGACCTACCATCAATTCCATGAGGTCTAATTCTTATCATTTCACTTACAAGTTCTTTCAAAACTCTTCTTTTATAATCAATACTAGGATTTTCAAAAAAATTCATTTTTCTCTCCGAATAAATTATTTTAATTTCTTTCCTTATATTCAATTATTATCCTTGCCTTCCTGTCCCTCCTCCCTGTCCTCCGCCTGTTCCATACCCTTGTCCTCCGTTATTACAACCTCCATTGTTTTGTCCTCCTCTGCCTCCTCCTGGCATTCCTACACCTCCACCCCTTCCATCGTGGGGTCTGTTATCTTTATAAAAATATCCTAAACCTCTGCCATTAAATATACGTCCTCTTCCGTCCCTTGGTCTCCTAAGATTTCTAGGGTTGTATTCTGTTCTTCTTCCAAATCTATTTCTCATAATTATTCTCCTATATTACTTCTCTAAAATTCATAGTTATAGCATTACGATCTCTATTAGTTCTTACTATTTCATCTGATGAAGTCAATTCTACATAAAATTTTCCAAAAAATTCTTCAATCGCTGTATGCCCCCTAAAAAGGTCTATAAAAAAATTTTTTTCTCTACTGAGATATTCATAAAATTGCATAAGTTGTGCTCTATTTTCAGCATTTCTTATCATATTGAAATTTAATTTCCCAAGGTGTCTTCTGGGTTTTACGTCTACAAACTTTACACCACTTAATGAATATGTAGCATTGCTCAAATCTTCTATAGAAATCGTACTTCCATATTGAAAAGTATTTCTAAACTCAACAAAATCTCCTAAAAACAAACGGCCAATTTCTATGTACGTTGTAGCTGGAGCAATTTCGCCCAAATAAATTCTATAGTATCTTTTGTGTTGCATCTCGATAATATTACACCCATCAGTATGTGCAACGGCTGTAGTTCCCCCATCTCCTCTTGTAATTGTTGTAAGTGTGTTTGCGGTTTTTCCTGTATATGTTATTGCCTCATGACCATTTATACTATCCAAAATTATTGCCCATCCCCCTGATGAATAAAAACCATCAGTATCATTTGTCCAATAAGATGGGTTCTTATAAACTGTAAAAGTGGTATCTGTAGTATTTACTGCCGTTTGTAATATAGCATCACCAAGATATCCTATACATACAGGCCTAAAATAACGTGTGGCATTTGGATCTGCTAATCTGCGTTCTATATCTACGCCATATATCACATCCCCCCAGCCGTAATCGGCATAAGGACCAGATGCTTCGGGGCCTTGTGTAATATCAGTATAAAGTCTTCCATATGTATAAATGTGCTGGGAAGTATAGTCATGAGATCCCACTTCTAATTCACCAGCAGAATCTCCTCCTACAATTACTATGCGTGATCCAACTGAAAGATTGAAATTGGCAAGGGCAACACATGTTACTCTTTTTTCTAAATATGAATTTCCTAAATCTATATCAATATATTCAATTTGGTTTACAGTAGATCCATTAACATGAATTGCTGCTGTAGTTCCCCATTTTCCACGAACAAGGTTGTAGAGGACATCTGTAGAAGAACATGCCCCTTGATATTCTATAATTTCAGTTCCTACCTGGACATATCCAGTAGAATCAAAAACGGTAGCATCTACAACTGACATAGTATTATCTCCAGCATTGAGTTGAGCGGAAAGTGTAGTTGTCGACAAGGTATCACTCCTCCAAGTTTTTCCCCTCTGATCAGTTATAATATTTGAAATTGGGTAAGCTGTAGCAGAACTGCGTGCTGTAATAGTAGCCTCATCAGCAAAATTCCTATGCAAAATTCTGATCTTATTATAGATTGTTTCCGTGGCCACAATCTAACCCCTCCTTCGTTTTATGTTTTTATATATAATATACGTCATTTCTCTCATTTTGTCAAGTACTTTTCTCATTTTTATGAGTAAGTTAAATTTCCAAAAAGAGTTAAAGATACCATTGAATCATTATAATTTTCTTCTATTCCTACACATTGATAATCTTCAGAATCAATATTATAACGATCACAAGAAAGTGTTACAAGGTCTCCTAGAGATATAAGAAAAGCATATTGTTTAATCTTTACTTGTATAATCTTTCTATGATTATCATAATGATCTATCCATTGCGAGGCTAATATCCCACATTCATCTTTTCTACTTGTATTATCTACATCATCTACCAATAAAGATTCCACAGTTTTTTCTACACCATAACGACTTCCTTTTTTATCAATAGTATAAGTTTGATAATCTAATTCATATTTATCTTTTTCCTGTGGTGTAAGTGATGTTGCTAATTCGTCTTTACTTTGTATAGTCCAATTTTTATTCCATTTAAAATTAATTTTATTTAAGTACAAAGGAGAAGGTTTAATTTGTATATCAAAAATCATATCATTTGTAATTGTCCATTCACTAAAACAAGTAGTACTTGAATGTACCCATCCTACATAATCCCATGCATTTATTTTTCTAATCATTAATGTTCTATTTCTATCCATTCCATACCATCCTAAGAGAGGAATACAAATCATATCTAAAACATCTTTTACTTTTCTTTTTTCTGTAAGATATAATCCTATTTCATGTGGCGCATTATAATCTAGCCATTCTAATGAACTTTCATCAATATCAGATGAGGTTAAATCAGTAAAATTAACTATAAGTTCTTCCATTATTCTATGCCAGAAAGCATATTTATTTGGTTCAAAATAATCACCAGCAACTTCTAATGTTAATTTTCCACTAGGTATAGAACCAAGATAAATTTTTCCGTTTGTTGCATCAATATAATATTCCCCTGGTGCAGGAGCATCTGCATCACTAGGTTTTCTTTCTAACCATACACCATTATCTCTTACACTCCATACAATAGGACTTTCTACATAAATAACATTATTTTCTGAGTGAACTGCTGCAGTAGTTCCTTTCATACCCCTATAAGAAGTTGAATTATAACTACACTTGAATACCTTACCCCCCAAAACTATTTGTCCACATCCTAAATATGAATCCCATAATGGATAATTTTTCCAGTATTTATAAACACCCATAATTTCACTTCCAACTTTAAAAAATACTTTTGTTTGTTCAATACCTTCATTTACAGCAGATGAAAATGCAGAAAAATCCCCACCAGTTTTAATTTGAGAAAGAAAAACACAATAATCATCATCACCAGAAACATGTGATGCAGAATACATAGAAGAACCTAATCCCCAGAAAGAAGTAGCAGTCCCAAGACCAGCAGCGGGAAGATTCCCAACACCAGTAAGAAAATTTGTACTTCTTCCTGTATATGTTATAAGCCCTGCTGATAATTTTGAAGACATTCCTAAATTTCCTGAAGAATCTAATCTTGCCCAATTAGAATTTGTTACTCCATATATTCCACTTGCATGTATTACTACAAGAGTAGTTGCTGCATTTGTACAACTAGCACGAAACCATATTTTAGCATTATTGGAATGTGTTGCATCAGTTGTACTATATTCTCCTCTAGTACAACTATTTAAAGTATAAGAACCACCACCATTATCTGTAAAAGAATCATATCGAATAACTTCTTGGTCAACTATAAAATAGCCTCCAGGAGAAGGGACTGATCCTGTTACATTATCAATATCAATAGCAGTTTCTCCTATGCTTACATCTTCGTTTAACAAAGCAGTATTTTCATTTGAACCAAAATAATGAACACTATAAACACTTTTTCCTAAAGTAAATTTCCATATACTTTCAGGATATGCTGCATTTCCAGTACTTACTGTATCATGATATTTATATTCAATTCCTGCAAGTAATGTTATTGTAGCACCAGAAGAATGTCCATCTGGATCTGTTCCTATTTTCCCTCTTGTTACAGTAGTAAAACTATTTCCACTTCTTACTGTATATTGTAAAACTTCATCATCTATTAAAACAATTCCCCCATAAATAGGAAAATCAGAAATATCTCCACTACCATCACTTGCAAATGATGTATTTGTATCATTAATACTTGCACTTAAAACAGTAGTTTTAGAAGTTGTTCCTTTATAACTTGTATTTATTGGACTGATATTTTTAAGAATCCCATAACAAAGTGGTATGGGTTTTCCTACAAGACTATCAGCAATATTAGGATAAGCACCTTTTTCAAATTCTCTTGGTGGAATTTCCTTTTCAAATAAATCTTTTTGATTATCAAAAATATCTATAGTAAAACTATTTCTATTTGCAGAAGCAAATCTATAAGTACCATCTAATATTAATTTGTAATTTGAATAGAGAACATTCAAACCACCAACTCTAATTGTTATATCTCCATCTATCCAATTCCCAGTAATAACAGAGTCAAATTCACCATCTGCATTATTTATTGTCATTGAACCCCAACTGAGTATAGATGCCCCATAAAATAGTTCAGTAAGATATTGTTTATAAGAAGGCATACTACTTATTCTTGGGTCATAATAATGAGACCAATCATTATTTTGTTCTCCTCCCCAATTGGTAAGATAATAAGTATCCAAAGTAGAATATGTAACTTTTTGTGAATTTGCCACTCCTGTATAACCACCAATAGTCCACATTTTCCCTTTATATACAAGACACTGATGATAATAAATAGGTTCAATTAATGCATTAGTTCCAGCTTCAGTCCATGTTTCTCCGTCAGTAGAATAATACACTTTTTTTATAGAAGAACTTACATAGCCTCCTATTTGCCACATCTTATTGTTATAAACAAGACATTGATGATTACTAATCGCAGAGGGTAAAGAATTTGTCCCTTTCTCTGTCCAAGTTTCCCCGTCAGTGGAATAATAAACTGTTTGGGCATTCGCCGCTCCTGTATACCCCCCTGTAAACCACATCTTTTCATCGTAAACACACCCAGCACCATTTCTTAAAGCTACTGGTAAAGAATTTGTCCCTTTCTCTGTCCAAGTTTCTCCGTCAGTAGAGTAATATACTTTTCTTGTTTCAGCAACCCCTATTCCCCCAATAACCCACATCTTATTGTCAAATACAAGAGATACATGATAATAAGTAGCTACAGGGAGAGCATCAGAACCAGCTTCTGTCCAAGTTTCTCCATCAGTAGAGTAATATACTTTTCTGACTGCACTTGTTGTATAGCCTCCAATAACCCACATTTTCCCATCATAAACTAAACAAGTATGAGCATAAGTAGCAACAGGCAAAGCATCAGTTCCAGCCTCAGTCCATGTTTCTCCATCAGTAGAATAATATACTTTCCGTGAAGCACTCCCAACATAACCACCTATTATCCACATTTTTTCTTTATAAACAAGACATTGATGAAGTCTTCTGCTTGTTGGTAAAGTATCACTACCCTTTTCAGTCCAGCTATCCCCATCTGCAATATTATTCGGGGAAAGTGTTACCAAAAATATCTTTTCTGTAACTTCCTTACTTGCCCATGTTGCAAAACTTTCTGCCATTTTTTTTCCTAAAAAGTAGGTTTAACAATTACTGCTTTACCAGTTGCTATTGCTTCATTAATTTTATCAATTATTTCATTTATTGATATACCTTTTTCAACATTAATTATTATACTTTGTTTCTCTTCTATTTCTTTAATATCTTCTAATATATCTGTTATATATTCAAGATTAGTATTAACTTTTTGTAATTCCAATCTATCTGCTTCAAGTCTTTCAGCTTCTTTCGCTTTAACCGATTTTAAATCTGACATTACTTTTTCATAAACATTAAAGTATTGTTTAGAACTTGCCCACATATCTTTAGCTTGAGAAAGATAAGTAGAAATATAACTAGTAAAATCAGAAATACCAGTTCCTTGCATAGCCCCAGATTTTAATTCTTCATACCACTTTGTAACCGATTCCATTCTATCATAAGGACCATATGGTGAAAATTCACCAGATTGTAGATTAGCCATTGTAGAAGACAATCCAAATATATTAGATTCTCTTTGTGAAATAGAACTTTCCAAATCATGTTGTGTTCTTTCTAATTCTCTTTGTCTTTCAGTTAAAGCAC